CTGTGGTGATAACGCTAAGGTCGCTGGTCAGAGCGCCCTGGCCTTGCGCGTTGGTCCCCGCCGTTACGTTGGCCGTTGTGCTGAAGGTCTCCCCGCTCAGAGAAGGCGTGGTCAGGGACGGTGACGTACCGAACACCAGAGAGCCAGAGCCCGTCTCGTCGGTGATCGCAGCGGCCAAGTTGGCCGATGTATCGGAGATACTGTACCCAGAGAAAGTTGTCGGAGCGGTGCCTGCGGTAACCCGGCCGTAGGTGTCAACCGTGACCGAGCGGTAGGTTCCGGCGGTGGCAATGCCACTGGTAAGGTTGATCGAGTCGGGGTTGATCGTCAGCGAGCCGCCGCCACTAGAGGCAACGTCGAGGGTGTTGCCGGTCTTGGTAAGACCTGCTCCAGCAGTGATCTGGCCGGCACCCGAGAACTGGGTGAACAGGACAGCATCGCCGTTAAACGCCGTATAGCCAGCGCCTGACTTGCCCATCCGAATCGGAGGAGAAGCAGTCTGAATAAAGCCGTTGTTGCCGTTTGTGTTGCCCCCGGCGACGAAAACGTAGTCGCCCGAGGTGATCTCACCCGTTGGGCCGTTATCGAAGTCGGATGCCCTTGTCCAGACACCGTTTGAGCCCGTACCAACGGTCGTTACGGTGTAAACGCCGTTGTAGGCAGTGGTTGCGTGATCTTTAACAAGAATCCGCTGACCGAGAGTCAGGGTTGCGCCAGAGTCAACGCTGTTCGGAGTGCCGCTAAGCGTTGCGCCAACACCAGGGTCGCCCGTGACGCCGATGCTGAGGCCAGTGCCGTTGGTAAGCGTGGCATTAGCGCCGCCAAATGTAGCGGACACCTTGACTTGATTAAGCGCAGGCTCGGCAGTTACGAAGTAGGTGGTGTTGGCGGCCAGTCCGGTGCCAGTTACCGTGTCGCCCGTGCGAACCTGGGAGTTAATGTTAAGCCCGTGATCGGCACTGAACGTGATGGTGTCGGTGCCGGTAATTGCGCTAATAGTTAGAGCAGTACCACCGGAAGTGTACGAGTACGAAACAGAAGCGGTGGTTGCAAAGTCTGCAGCACCGTGGACGTTCAGGCTTTGAGCAATCGAGTCGGCATACGCTTTGTTGACAGCATCGCCAGGCAGTTGGGGCGCCGCAAGATCCAGGATCCGCTGGTTGTTCAGACTGACAGAAGCCGTGGGCGCCGCCATCTGATCCAGGCGGCTGGTGCGCACCTGGGTGTCGAAGTTGCTGATCTTGGCGGCGGTCAGCGTCGGGATGTCAGCCGCCAGCAGGGCACGGAAAGTGGGAGCACCGGTAGCGCCGTCAGGAGCAACGAAAACGGTGTTAGCCGTCTGGTTAGCCAGGGTGCCGGTGAGCGTGCCAGTGCCCGTGACAGGTGAGTTCGAGACCGCGATGAAGCTGGGCAGGCTCAGCCCAACACTGCTGACAGTGCCGGTGCCATAGCCCTGTCCTTTTACGTAGGCCGTCGTGGCAACTGTCGTGCTGTTGTCGGACGTGACAGGCGTAGTAGCCGTGGCGCTACTACCGAGTGCAACAGTGCTGCTGAATGTCTTGGCGCCTGAGATCGTCTGGGTGCCACTCAGATTGACGAAAGCACCAAGGCCACCAATTGCCTCGACAGTGGTCGCGCTGCCGCCGGCGCCGCCAGTTCCCTTACCGTAGTACAGGATGTCATCGACTTCGTTAAAGGCCAACTCCGCGTTGGCTAAGCTGGCCGGTGCGCCAGTGTTACCACTGGCCCGGCGCTTGATGCGCAGAACGTTAGCCATAACTAGAAATTGCCCCCGTCGGTTAAGGTGAGTTTGGTATTAGTAGAGTCGGATACGAACTTGCCCTGTCCAGCGTTATAGACCGGAATGCTCCCATCCACAGAAGTAGAGGTGTCAAAAATTTCTACTCTATCCTCTAGAGCTTTCAACATACCGAAAGTTACCGGCTCCGAGTCCTCCACGGGTGCGGGTAGATTGAGAACCCTACTAGCACCCTTAAAATCCATGTTTACGTAGACTTCTCTGTTCATTATATTAGCCTAGCATGGCCACTAAGTGGCAGAGTAAACTCCACCCGGACGGTGTTTTTAGTCAGGTGGTTTACGTACCCGTCGATCTCATCCCACTCATTATTAAACAGTTCTACGGAAGGATAGTAGCCCAGATTGTGAGTGATGGTCCAGGTTGCGCGGGGCTCGATCTGGTCGTACTGGACGGATTTTAGGTTGGTTCGTGTGGTCAGGACGCTGGCTGGCGACTCAGGAACCACGGGCTCGGGTGGTATGATCACCGGAGGAACGTAGTTGGTGGGTTGGTTAGGATCTAGAACAGTATTCTGCTCCAGAAGGATGTCCGCCACTGTGGATTCGGAGAGTTGGTTACTCGCCTCGGCCCATGCCTGCCAACCCCACATCTCCTCATTATACGTATTATGCGCCAACTGATCCTTCGAGTCGGCCTGGCCGGCGCGAAAGTTACGCAGGGGGCCGGGATTCACGCGGTTGGAGTTTGAGAGGTACTCAGGCTGGGAGAGTTGCTGGCGGACTAGCGATGTCGCCTGCGTGTCGGTGCTCCTGTAGTCGCTGGAGGCCCTGAGCCTCTCCCACTCCTCGAATGGGTTCTTCGCTACGGCCACAACCTCCCCCTCCTCTATACTAATTTTAAACAAAGGGGTTTAAAGGATTTGACATCAGACAAACACTATGGCTGTAAGCAAGATGGCGCGAGATGCGGCCTCGGGAGCCGCCGTTGAGGCGGAGGACGACTACTTTGATTTTGGCGATCCGGAGATCGTGATTGTAGAGATCTCCGAGGGAAGGTTTCTGACACTCCGGGAACCCTCCGCGAGCGATCTTATAGAGATCTCCAAGATCTCGGATAACAAGAACATCTCGGATGTGGAAGCCACTCTTCAAACGATCTGCATCCTCCACGCTCCTGAGCAGGGCCGGAGAAGACTGTCCCTCAAGGACGCTAAGAGACTCACCGCTCGTCAGCTGAAGGCTCTTGGAGGAGCCATCAACAGTCTTCTGGGCCTTGGCGGAAAGGGGGAAGGGAGCGGGGAAGAAGGTGAGTAACGGTGTCGCTCTCGGCGCGAAAGAACAGCAACTACACCGTGTCGGTGTTTGACTCCAGATCCCGAGAGATCCGCTTCCGGGACATAAAAGGTTCCGATCTGGAGTACCTGGACTCCATGTTCGCGGAGGAGAATAGCGAACTCTCCTTCGATCAGGTTGTCGAACTTCTCTCCACTCTCTGCACGAGAGACCTGGATTTTAGGTCCCTGACCCAGAGAACCATCATGCAGATTTTTGATATTGTCAAGGAGCACATACTCTGCAACTACATGACTAAGATTGACTGGCTGAGACGGTGTTACGGAGTGCAGAATGGTTCGTTTGCTGGAGTCTCGGATATGGAGCAGATTCCGCTTAGCAAATTCACCGTGATGTCCCAGATCCACCTGGAGGCAATAGAGAACATAAAGACTCCTACATGACAGATACGGAACGACTGAAACTGATCCTTATCCTGTGCTCGATATGCCTCAGGAGCGACGTACCCGAACTGAAGTCGTTTGTCAGCGTAAACTCGAGGTACGTCACCACCAACGACTTCAACAAGATCCTGAGGAAGTCGATGAAGATACTGGAGTTTAAGAGGTGCGGAGCGATCTCCTGCCCCGACTGGCTGATGAACGAGCTCTTCCAACTCTACAAGGTGGACTCGACCGACTAAACAGGTTAAAATCAGCCATTTGTTTAAGGATAATAGTGAAAGATATAGTGTCTTCAAATCTCTATGGCCAATCCAATTAGAATCAATGCTGCGACATTGAATCGGCCCGGCGTGTTCGTAACACAAGCCTCGACAGGTGGCCTACCCCAACCTACCGCTACTCACGCGGTAGGCTACCTTTTCGGCAGCACGCCCACCGAGGACTACTACGAGGGCAATGCTCTCAACAAGTACTCCGTACTCGAGCCTTACAAACCCACACAGATAGGCTCGGTGGACGACTTTGTCGAGAAGATCGGGGGCAAACCACCGACCTCTAATAAGGGTGCCCTGGCTTCCTACGACGCCGTTAAAGCCTTCTTCGACAACGTCGGGGTAAATGGCATCCTCTACTTCACCCGCGTTTCCCCGACTCCGGAGACAGTGGTTGATTTGGGAGCCTCCGCGGCGGGTGCTGGGTACAATGCCTTCGCCCTCAAGATCAACGGTCGTTACTTCGGAACTCCTATCGGAGTGAATGATGCTGATGGCGACGAGATCCGCGTTATCACCACCACCGCCCTCGACCAAGTAGATAATTCAAGGGACATCTACTCGTTCCTCGCTGGCAACGGTGATAATTTCTCCGACTTCTATCGCATCGAGCAGAACGCAACCGAAGCCATTGCCGGTAAGTTCAGAATCTTCTCAAAGGACACCAGAAATCTTCCTGAGGTCGAGAGATTCGTGGCTTACCAGTTCAGCGATACGAACTACGCTACTCCACTCGACCTCAACAACCAGTTCGTGGTCAAGTTCTACACCTCGGTGAAGGAATTGGATTTCCGCTGCGTGGCGAGAGACATCACCACCGGCGAACCCATCCTCCACCTGTCAGGTAGCGCTCTGAGTGCTTTCGTGCTGCAGAGTTCTACGGAGTACACCGCCACCCCAGCCAATTTCAATCCCACGGCCAATACCATCACGCTGAACTCCTCGGCAGGACTTGCCAATAACGACCGTGTGGTACTGGAGGGTACCGACGACGGAGATCTGGGTTCCATCGGTTTTGGCACGGTGTACTTCGTGGTTAATAAGTCAGGTAACGATATCCAGCTCTCCGGCTCCTTGGGTGGAGCGGTTATCAACTTCTCTGGTACCCCCGGCGCTAACGTCACGGTGAGAAAGCTCGCCTATGATGTTTCGACCGATCAGTCGGACATTGTCAAGAACTTCCTGATCAATCAGGAGTACTACGCCTCCGCATCCGCAATCCCCTCGAGCAAGATTGTGGGCGTGTCGAAGGACCTCACCTCCGCTCCCGCCTCGTACGTGCGGTGGGCAGACGCTGACGCCAACTACTGGAAGTACAATTCCGTATCCCAGGAATTCTCGCTGTTCCAGAACTCCGCCGAGGTTGCGGGCACAGAAGTCCCCTCGGGAACAGTGACTACCTCCGGAGGAGTTACAGAACGCCTCGGATACCTTCCTGATTCCGTCCAGGTCTTCTACGTCGAGCTCGCCGGTGAGAACCGTGCCATCATCGTGAACGGAGCTACCCCTGACGAACTGACAACCAACCTGGTCGCCGAGATCAACAGCATCCTGCAGGAGAAGGAGCTAGATGGCTACTACTCCGTCGAAGCTGTAAACTCCGGCTCGCAGATCGGATCGACCGACGAGTACGCCCCCAATAACGGCCACCAACTAAGCACCAAACTGGTCTCGGGTGCTGGAACCCCCTACATCCGTCCAGAGCTGGAGGATATCGCTCTCTCCGGCCTCTTGGGTATCAGCGTAGATGGAGTGGTCACAGGTGTAGGAACCAAGTTCCTCACAGAGTTGGCGATCGGCGACACCATCGTGGCTAATGGCATCAGATTCGTGGTTGGTTCGGTGGCTTCGAACACATCGGCTACCGTAACTCCTACAGGGACAGGCATCCCGGCCGGTACCCCAGCCACCCTGGACAAGTCCATACCCAACGGTTTCTACTCTCACGATTACGTTCTGAGAGTGAAGATTACCTCCAAGAACGGAGTATCCTCCCCGATCTACCCCGGCCGTAATAGATTTGGTGTGCTGGATGGTAATGTTGTCAAACTCAACTCCATCAACCAGAACGCTGGCTACGAGTCCTACAAGCTTACGGTGACGGCTAAGTCCAACGACTTCATGTACGCCATCGAGCAGGGCATGGGATCTAGAGTCCTCTCACCTGGCTTCCTATTCGCTCCCGAGGCTTACACCGTGCTTTCCTACGAGGTAGGGGCGGGTGATTTCGCCAGCAAGAACGAAGCTCGCCAGGAGCGTCTCAAGATCACCCAGACGCTTACCAAAGCCGCCGAGGGTAAACTTGGCACCACTGAGGGTATCGTGGGTACCCAGCATATCGCCTACATCGACTGCGGTGCGGACGAGATGTCTCTCAACGAGGCCCAGGACGAACTCTACGGCATCAAAGCCGCCGTAGGAGTGCCTTTCGGCCACGCGGCCTTCTACGCTCCCTACGTAAAGAATCTCGACGATCGCTACATTGCCCCTTCCAGCTACATGGTGGGCATTGCCTGCTCGAGATACACCAACGAGGGCTTCCAGCAGCCTCCCGCCGGCGCTCGCTACCCACTGAGAGGGGCCATCGGACTCAAGTTCGACATCTCCGCCCAGCAACAGGAAGTGACCTACGCCCTGGGACTCAACCCTATCCGCTCGCTTCCCAACCGTGGAATCGTGGCCTGGGGTGCCAGAACCCTCTCCCCCAACCCGCTTTTCAGATTCATCAACACACGTGCCATCCTTAACGTCCTCATCGATGTTATGGGTCGTAGCTTCGACGACATCCTCTTCGAGCAGATCGACTCAGCGGGTACCGTGTACGCGAGAGTGAAGTCTATCGCCTCTCAGATTCTGGGTCAGTTCTTCCGTCAGGGAGCGCTATTCGGATCGAGACCCGAGCAAGCCTACCTGGTCGTGTGTTCGTCAGCGAATAACAATACCACCGACCTGGAAAATGGCACGGTGAGATTGGACGTTTACGTGGCTACAAGTCCAACACTCGAGCGTCTGCTTGTGACCATCGTCAGAACTCCGGCTGGTCAAGTTGCTCAACTGAGCGATAGCTTCTCCAGAAACGAGGCAAGATTCAGTTCTCTGCTTAACTCCACAAACGTATTCTGATAGATGAAAGAGCACGCACTCAACCACAAAGAACCGCTCTCTTCCCAGCAGCCTAAAAAGGTTGTATTCATAGAGATGTTCAGAGCAGGTCCCCAGATCTCCTCCACCGGTCAGAAGTTAGTCTTTACGGAGAGTGACCTCGATCAGGTGGTGGGGTCTTACAACCCCGATACTCACGAGGCTCCTCTGATAATCGGTCACGACCAGCAGGACGATACTCCGGCTCTAGGTTGGGTACGTAAGATCTGGAAGAAAGGTCAAGAACTTTGGGGTAAGGTGGAGCTTACCCCTAAAGCCGAACAACTCATCAAAGATGGGGTGTTTAAGAAAGTAAGTAGCTCATTTTACCTGCCTGAAGCTGAAACGAATCCTACACCTGGGAAACTCTCCCTACGCCATCTTGGTTTAGTTTCTATTCCGGCAGTCAAAGGACTAACTGCTTTTTCGGAGTTATCCGAACAAGAAACGATCACAATTACCCCCTCCGAAGGGGAGTCTTCTATTTCGTTTAAAGAACACTTAGGAAAAAATCAAACTATGGCTAGGAAGAAAACCAAACCAGAAACTCCCACTTCGGTTGCTTCGGTTGTCGAGCACAACGAGGGTGGGGGAATGACCGTGAATATCAACATTGGTGGTGGTGATAAGCCCAAAGCCAACGTGTACGATGATAGCGGCAATAGGATTTCCGAGACCGGTGCTCCTGCGGAGTACGACATGGACTACGGTATGGAGTCCGACTCCGAGGACGACGCTTCGGCTATGGATCCGGGCGACGGAGCATCCGACAGCCTAGGGCTGGAAGATGGTGCCGACGAAGGTGCTGATGCCGACCCCACCGCTGACGGTGACATGCCTTCTCAGGATGGTGAGGCACCCGACGCGGAAGCCGGCATGGATTCCGGTGATGATGCTACCGATGGCGGGACCGATGACGGATCCGCCGGGCCTTCTACTGATGGCGACACGGGTTCCGGCATGGAAACCGAGGATATCTCGGGAGATATGCAAGGAGATGATCAGAAGATCGCCCAACTCGCGTCTAATTACGAGATAGACGAGCTGATCAAGGCCCTGGCTCTTAAAACTGATGCTGCCTCCATGATGGAGGGTGAGGGAATGTCTTATGGCGAGATGCCAGAGGGACTCAAAAAGGCTATGGAAGCTAAGAAGGGTGGTGAGAGTGAGAAGGACGACGAGGAGGAAGAGGACAGCAAGGACATGGGAGAAGCTGTGAAGAAAGGTGAGAAGCCCTCCGACGCTGGCCAACCGCCCTCCGAGGACGTGAAAGGCGCTGACGAACCCAAGGGAGAGCAGGTTTACTCCGAGGAGGAAGCTACCGAGGAAGACGAGGAAGTTTCCGAGCACGGTGAAGGCTGCAAGGACTACGAGGAGGATGAGGAAGAGAAGAGGAAAAAGGAGATGATGAAGGGAGACATGTCGGAAGAGACCGTTTCAAAAGAGGCTACAGGAACTCTGGATCATAGCGAAACCGCTATGGGAGTTCGGGGACAGAATGACCTTCAGGCCCGGGTAGCCGAATTGGAAGAGGAACTTGCCAGACAGAAAAAACTCATGAGAGAGAAGGAAATCTCTGATTTCTGCGAGACTCTATACGATGGTGGTAAACTGACCCAGCAGATCGTCTCTAAGACGGATCTCGTCCGGTTCATGGAGACCCTCAATAACAAGAACTCGGTGAACTTCTCTGAGACAGGCAAAGCCTCTCAATTTGACTTCTTCAAAGGTGTCCTGGAGAACCTACCCTCCATGGTCAGCTTCGAGGAATTCGCGACCCCAGCTTCGGCTCCACCAGCCAAGAAGCAAGTCACGCCTTCGGCTGATGGGTACGTCTACGATCCCGCCACAGCGGACCTTCACGCGCAAGCTCTGGAGTACTCCGAAGCGAAGGGTGTCGAGTACACCATCGCTCTGAAGGCTGTTCTATCTAACTCTTAAGGAGATCCAAAACATGGCTAATGACCCACGTTACATGTCCTTCGATCACCAGTATGTGGAGACTGTGACTGTCACCGACAGCACCGCTCTCACATCAGGTGTCGACGCACATCGCTTCATCAAGCGCACTGGCGCTTACCCCGTCGCTGGTGGCTACGCCGCTGGCGTGAATGTCTACCGCATCTACGGCCAAGGCGAACTGAACGCCAATGGCTACCAGGTGGATGACGGTTCGACTCTGGTCTACGAGGGACAACTGAACCCCTCCACCACTCCGTACAAGCCCGGCGTATTCCCCTACCAGGGACTCGCCACCGTCGTTACCTCTGGTATCGTCATTGTCGAGGTGGACGCGGCCGCTGCCGCTTTCGGTGTAGATGACGCTGTCTACGCCACTACCGCTGGAAGGGCCACCAAAACCGCCGGTGCTGGTGTCGTTCTTGGCCGTGCTCTTGACGCTTCTGCTGCCACAACCGCTGGTCAGTACATCCGCGTTAAGCTCGGTAACGAAGCCGGCGCTTGATAGATACTAAAGGAGAGTAACCAACTATGATGAATCTTGATCAGGTACGCGTAATTGACCCCATTCTTACGCAACTAGCTCAAGGGTACAAGAACGCTGAGGGTGTGGCTACCTTCTTCGCTCCCGCGGTATCTATGAATACTCGCGCTGGACGTACCCTGGTATTCGGTAAGGAGGCTTTTGCGGCTCAGTCGTTCCTCCGCGCTCCCGGAACCAACATCCAGAAGATCCAGAACCAATTCGGAACTCGCTCGTTCGCCCTCCGTCAGGAAGCGATCAGCTGGGAGATCGCCGAAGAGGTCGCTGCTGAGGCCAAGAACGGCGCCGCTCAGATCGATCTTCGCCAGTTCGCTGCTAAGGACGCCGCCAACCGTCTGATGCAGTCCTGGGAAGTTCAAGTCGCTGACCAGGTGACCGACGCCGCTCAGTACGAGACCAACAACGTGCTGAACCTCGCCACCTACAACGGCGGTGCCGACCAATTCAACAGCCCTACCGCTGACGTGGAAGTGCTGATGGACGACGCCAAGGAGCAGGTGCGTAGCCAGATCGGTGTATATCCGAACAAACTGGTGCTTTCACCTGACGCCTTCAACGCCCTGAAGCGTAACAAGAGAATCCGTGACTTCATGCAGCGCGGTGTGCTTGTCGACGAGAAGACTCTGGCCCAGATCTTTGGTCTGGACGAGCTTCGCGTGGCTCGCAGACTGAAGCTGAATCAGGCCACCGGTGCGCTGGAGAACATCTACAACAACACCGCGATCCTCTTCTACCATCCTTCATCCTCCACCGACGGCTTCATGCCCGCCCTGGACGCCAACTACGGCAACCCCGCCTTCGCCTACACCTACACTCTGAGTGGTTATCCCATCTCCACTCCTGAGCGCTTCAACATCGAGCGCAGAGTGTTCACCGGCGACATCCTTGTCGAGCGTAGCTTCGAGCTCGTCGGCATGGGTGAGAACGGAAAGTGTGGCGCTGGTTTCATCTTCCAGAACCCCGTCGCTTGAGCCATCTGGCTCCGACTCCTTGGAGGCCTCCGGGCCTCCTTTTTTTGTGCCTACCAACTCCGCGAGTTCCTTCCTAAACTCCGAGAGTGCTCTGATATTGGAGTTGTAGATGCTACTCTGCTTGCTATCCACGAACAGCACCTCTAACTGTAGCGCCAGGTGGTGTTCGGACGAGAGGAAGGCGTCCAGCTCCTCGAGCATTGTCTCCAGGATCCCGGGCTCGATGCCACCGATCGCCACTATGGCTTTTTTCAAGTACGATATGCTCTTCTTCAGCACGAAGGTGTCCGAGGTGGGATCTCGCAGCAGGGCCAGCCTGAACGAGGTCAGATACGCGTTCATCAGAGTCTTGACGCTTTTTCCCATGGATTTTTGTTCCTATCATACCATAGTTTAAGGCTAGTACAGAAGCAATGGGATCTGGATCGTGCCAAATTCTCCATATCCGGATAAGTTCGGAATAGCCGATAACTGCAATCCAGCCACGGTGGATTATTTTGTGGAGGCTTTTGGCTACCAGGAGGCCATAGAACTCTCCAACATAGACAATCCTACCGGAAATAGCATAAACGGCGATAAGATCCAGGTGGCTCTGAATGACGCCGCCGTACTAATAAACAACTACATTGTCACGGCACCGCCTCAGGGCAAGATCCTCATCGCGGGTTCGTACCGTCGCACGCAGGCGATCCTCGCCAGATGGTACCTCGACGTTCTGAGACCTAGACAGCAGGTCATAGACGCCGCGGAGAAGGCGATGGAGCAACTCGAGCTCTGGGCGTCCAAATCCTCCCCATCCACCGGACTCAAGTGGCAGGAGGCCTACCGCTACTGGGGTAGTGGATGCACGATGACCAAGAGCTCCTACAGAAGAGGCAGGAGCTTCACCGAGCCTTCTCTCAACAGGTGGGTGCTCCGCGAGGGAGGCAATAACCGCTGGTGGCCCTTCCCGCGCAAGGAGGCGATGTCCGCCAACCGGGTCAGTTCCGAGCACCTCTCCGACAGTTCCATGCAGGTGTCGTCGCTCCTCCCAGAGTCCACTCTGGAGGTCAACGAGCTATTCGACGCGCTCGAGACGACGAGAGGTCTGGCGTCCTTCACAAACACTCCGGACGCCGTTGATCCGGAAGGCGGAGACACCATCATCGCCACCAACTCCACAGAGAGCGCCGACGGCAACTTCGACAACTACAGCGGCCTTCAGGAAGGCAATACATTCTAACCATGAGCAACCAACCCTACGGATACGACCCCTTTAACCCCGGTCCTGCGGACGGAAACGCTTTCATGCTCCTGGAAGGAGCCGGCAATGACTGCTACTACGGATCCAACTACGGTGGGTTGGGTGGTAGGATCGGGGTGTTCCCGGATGGCACGGTGTATAAGTTGAGTGCCGCCGAACTCCGTCAGTACATTATGGGACTGGAGGCCACGAGAAAGCTCCAGGATCTAGCGGACGTCAGCTTCACCAGGAACGTGAGGCCGGGGGACGCTCTTCTCTACAACCACATGACCGGCAACTGGGAGCTTCAGAGTTTTATCAGCGGCGGGGGATTCTGACCGATGCTCCTAGAGATAGAGAATCAACTCCACAGGAGGGNGCATAACGCCCTAGGTCAGAGCGCTGTGGTGATAAGACTGGCCGAGGAGATCGACGAGTCCGGCCGAGTCGCCGAGCAGGCGATGATTATTGTGAGTTGGGCGGCCGGAAGCACCACCAATCCCAACAAGGGAGCCTACATCCCCACCGTCAGGAACAGAAAGCTAAATTACACCATAACTCTGGTGCAGAAACAGACCCAGAGGGAGGGGCATAGCTTCTCCCTGCCCATCCTCGACCTCATAGCCGACTCCGTGACGGGGTGGGTGCCGGAGGTGCCGGGGTTGGAGTTCCAGACGGGGTTTGAGTTGGGGCCGGAGAGGTTCGTCCAGGTAACCGAAGCCTCCCAATTCATCTACGAGCAGACCTACAGCATAGAGGTTCTCATACCCGACGGCAGGTTCTACAGTCAGCCCTGCGCGGCCTTCGATCCCATCTCTGTAGAGGACTTCCTACCCAAGAGAAAGTGCCTATTCACCCCCGATCAGAAGGGCACCGGCCTGGCCGTCTGGAGAAGAGTGATCAACTCCGACACCACAGAGGAGTACGTTGTCGAGGACCCCAGATGCGAAAGGGAGATCTCCGACAACCTTGAGATCACCTGCAATGAGGCCTTCGACGGCAGCGCTACTTACGTCTTCACACCCAGAGCCGCTCTCTCCTTCGACGAGAATGGCGATAGGGTTATCGACGAGGACAGAATCGTCACTGGCACCCTGAGCAAGGTGTGGAAATGCTACAGAGACCGCACCCAACCCTACCCACCCTGGTTTAAGTTAAATATAGACTCCTCGCTGTGGAGGAATAGTGTGGACACGGTTCCTAACACCAAACCTGGCACCTCAGCAAGACAGGATCTCAATATCAAACTCAATCCAGCTTACGACACACTTACATGAACTCCCTATTCCACTCGGTTTTTGCCTCGCACCTAGCGTTCAAGGGGGCTTCCCAACTCGCGCACTGGAACGTGGTGGGCAAGGACTTCTACCAGATGCACCTCCTCTTCGGAAAGATCTACGAGATACTGGAAGGCCAGACAGATACGTTCGCTGAGCAGGCCCGCGGACTGGGTGTAGAGATCCCCGCGAGGGCATTTAACCAGGTCCCAGATATCGAGTGGAGTATGAATATAGAGCTTGTGGAGTGGTTGCTGACGCTGTGCGTGCGCTACCGATCCGACCTGGAGCTTCTCAGGAACGTACTGGAGGACGAGAAGCAGTACGGGTTCGTGAACGTGGTCGAGGGATTCCTTACGGACAGTAACACCATCTGCTACCTGCTCAAATCCACGCTGGAAGTCTGACATACTAGAAAGCCCAAGCATTTGCTTGGGGCCACTTTCTATTCAGTTGTCTATGTTCTCAGTTCCAGCTAATACACACGTTGTGTACACCGCGGGAGATTGGGCCAAGGGCGCTAAAGGATTTCGCCGACAAATCGATGACTCTTCCGTGGACGAATGGTCCGCGGTCTGTGATCACCGCTTTCGTGCTACGGCCATTAGCAGTCACTGTGACAACTGTTCCAAAAGGTAGCCACTTGTGCGCTGCTTGATTCGACCAGGTGTCGAATCTCCGACCAGATGCAGTAATTCCTCCCTGGTATCCGTCCCCTAGACCGTAGTAGCTTGCTCCTCCGCATTGTTGTCCTGCTTTTGCAGAAAGAGGGAAAGCTGAAAGAGCGGCAATGGCCAGGGTAACAATCGTTTTCTTCATGAGCTCCGAGATAAGGAACATAACATTCCAGGGTCATCTTTGCAATCTGCAATTGTTTATAGATGAGTTAGAGATGCTATGACAGACGCCCGGCAATACGTGGTGATAGCACCAGATCGAAAAACGTCTGAATTTTACTTTAAACTAGTTCGGTAGGGTTATTGTAACCGTACGAACAATTCTCTTCCCTCCTTGATATTGGAGAGGAGAGTGGAGAGGGATACAGGTCTGTGTCCCCCATTACTAATTATACCATGGGACTTGGGGTACTTGGTGGTGGGGTAGCCAGTTCGGCGAAGTAGCACAACATCGGGGGAGTTGGCCCCGACCCATCGAGTGGGTTTTTTGGCTTTGCTCATAAGCGTGGGCTCCTCCTTGAGGAAGAGGGAGAAGCCGTAGGTCGCTCTGAAATGGTCGTTAAGATCCTCAAATGTTTGTGGTGTCATGGAGATGGTTTACTCAGTTTCTAAAGATAGAATCCAGTCTTCGGTGGGAACAAAGTTCAACTCAAATAACTGATTGTCCTGGTTACAGTAGATCAGTTTGGGGTCTTGGCCGTCGGGATAGAACCATAGCAACTGGTTCTTAAGATCCTCCCTGCGTGGGTCGGGAATGGTTTTGCCCCTCTTCAGCTTAAGAATAGACCGATGAGGACCATCCCATGTTAACCCTTTGACCCCATCAAATCCCACTTCGCTTGGTTTCATGATCTTGTCTAAAACATCGAGTTGAATACAGGAACTAGGTCCTGGATGGTGACAGACCGACCGTCCTCCTCGTCCTTCTGCTGCGAGACCGTCTTGGTACTCGAGTCGGCGGACTTCCTGAAGACGCTGTCAATCTCGATAGAGGAGAGCCAGGCATTGGCCACCGGAAGCTCGTAGATGCCGTAATTATACCGCATCCAGGCCCAACACCAAGCATGAGCCACCTGGAAGAGCGTAGCGACTTTCTCGGCCTGGTCTTCCGGGCAGAGGTAGAGGATGCTGTCGTGGACCGACATGCAGAACTCCGCCTCCAGCTCGTATTTGTCGATGAGCCACTCCATCGCTGTCATGAAGGCGTGGAGCATCGCGCTCCCGGTGGACTGGATGCACCAGTTGTTACGCATCGTCCAGAAGTCGGTTCCGACACTCGAGGGGCGGAAAGCCGTGGACATCTTGGTGCCACTGAGTGGGTTGATAGGGCAGGGCATGTTAGCGATCCGGGCCATCTCGTTGTAGGCGTAGGAGTCGGATCCGCCGATGAGGGTCTGGGAGAGCCTGGAGGCTTTCTTGCCCTTCTTGATCTCGATAAGCTTTCGTCCCCTCTCCATGGCCTCCTTCATCGGGATGCTCTTATTGCCCTTGCGGATGGTATTGGCCAGGGTCTTCGCCCCACACCCGTACAACATACCGTAATTACATCCTTTGGCAATGGCCCTGGTAATGCTGATGGCTTTGGCGGTCATCGAGTGCATGTCGGTACCGTCGTCTTTCGACCCCGCAAGAATCGAGTGGGAGAACTGAGTACTTCCGGCGATCTTGTGGAAGGAGTCGGCGAAGATCGAGGCAACGACCGCTTCCTGAGCGTCAAAGTCCGATTCCACAAACACGTAGCCCTTAGGCGCCTGGACACGGGTCTTGATCTCGCTACCGATCTTGTCGTACTTGGGGTCGGGGACGGTAAGCCACAGGTTCTCACCGGCTCTGTTGGTGGAGGTGTTGTGCGGGACGGTGGCGGGGATGATGAGGGAGAACTCCTCGCCCCTAGGGGTCTTCACCACCTCCACGTTCTGCTCCCTCACCCTCGAGCGGACACTCGTCCAGTAGGCGACATTGATCGCAAGCTTGATGAGCTCGCGAGCCTGCGCGAGGTCGGAACTTAGCATCCCCGACTCGAAGTCCTCAACGTAGTCCTTCGTCAGAACACCGCCAACATTCACCCCCTCACCGTCCGTGTGCGGGAGCCGCTCGTAATTACCACTGTCCGGGTCTTTGAAACACCAACCCTTGTCCTTGAGGAACACGATCGGCTGATTATCCCACTTCAGGCGGAGCAGGAGGTGGGAGATGCGGTTTTTGGTGGAGATGCCCTCGATGTGGGGTTTGCCATCCACCAAGTCCTTGGAAGATACGCCCCTCACCCACTTGGGCACTCCGTACCACTTCGAGCTGGGTTTTCCAGCCTTGGTGAGTTTGAAGTTGGCGCCCCAGTCGAGTTGAGAGAGCCACGGATCCCCCTGTATATCCTCGTCGGTCAGTTCGCCCTCATTCCAGGCCTCGTAGACCTCTACGGCCATCTTACTCAGGATCTCCTCCTGCCGGTCGATGGACCCCCTCCACTGCTTCTCGCAGTTGGAGAACCACTCGTCCCAGTCGGAGACGACGGGAAGTTTGGCGGAGGCGATGCCGAAGTGAGCGGCCAGGGTGGTAGGGGACGGGTTATTCTGGAGGTACTTGAGCACGACAATCGAGTACAACTCGAAGGTGATCTTTACGTCCTTCAGGGCGTACTCGATAAGCTCGTCGCGCAGGGGCACAAAGTCGTCCATGGATGAGGAGTCCACGAACACATTCCTGATCTCCTTGTCCTCGTGCTCCAGTGGGATGGCCGGCCGGCAGTGGAAGTTGTAGCAGTCGACAAGGTTATTCATCGAGCCCTTATCCGCCCATACCGGATCGGCTTTGTACATCACCTTCTTTGCCTGCTTCTGAACATACCACCATCGTTGGCCCGAGGCGAGGCCGGAAACGTTGATGTGGGCGGACATCGTGTCAAACCACGAGTTGGTCTTTCCGAGGACGTAGGATTCCTGCGTCCGAGGGCGGTCGTAGGCTACGTTGTGAGCGATGAACACTCCGTCCTTGCGGCCCAGCGGCACAAGCTTCGGCTCGTACGGCACTCTGGAATCCACAAAGCTCTCGTGCATCCAGACGTAGTAGGCTTTATCGGTAACGGCGGTGGCGAGGATCGGGTGGGAGAAGTCGCTGCCCTTGACGAAGGTCTCGCAGTCGAATACGCCGATCCTCTCTTCGATTCCGGAGACACGCCGGGCGGGACCATCGAACGGGTACTTAACCCACCCGCTCGCTAGGAAGAACTTTGTCCGGTCCGGGTAATCGGGGATGTCGGTGTAGGCGAAGTCCTTCATCAACCTCACGCGGTCCGAAGTCACCTCCTTGGAGATGCGGTCGAAATGCCCGTGGATGGTGGAGTCGCGCAACTCGGGCAGTTTGAAGTCATCGATGAAGAAACTAGAGGGGTTCTTGACAGGAAAGTCCACACCGAACCGCTCCATCTCCTCCTTAACTTCGGAGATCTTTCTGGTCTTGGGGCGCTTAGCTTTGATGCCTTCGCCAAACACCCTGGAGTTCATCGAGTCGGAGAGGACGGCGTAACCGAGGGAATTGAGCTTGGACATATACCACCGAGTAGATACTGCTATCTTATCATGGAAACGGGCCTTGGGTCAAGGCCTTAGCCACCTAGTCGTCCGTCCACCGACTCAGTAGTAGATGAGAAACTCGTCCCGGTCGGTGTAGTACGCCCCAACCCCCTCGAAGTTTGTGGCGTCTATGATGCGGAGATTCTTCCTGAAGTAGGGGTACCCGTAGTGCCCGAAGAAATACTTAGCGTCATCGCGGATGTGGTCCTCGAGCGGGTCATTTCTGAACCATGGGTAGCCGATGCCCGTGAGTACGTTGTTCCTGGTGGAGTCGTCGTAATCAGGATCGTAGTAAGCGTGAGCGCAGCGGTAGATCTGGCCCTCCGCCTCGAATTCCAGAGTGAGGGGCGTTACGAGGAGCCAGTGGAGGAGCTCAAGCTGGGTCTTTAGAGGTAGGCTTTTCACCAACTCAAGGGTGTACCTGACTTCCCTCTGCTTGATCTGGGGCTTGGGTAGCGCGAGGTTTTTCAGGATGTAGTTCTCGTTGTTTCCGATTATCAGCGTTGCCTTGCCCTGGTCCACGAGGTTTTTGACCTTCAGCAACATCTTCACCGGGGACGTACGCTTAGACCTCCGGAAGAATGACTTGTGGTGGATGACGTCGCCTAGGAACACGTAGTGGTAGTCCGGGGATTTCTGCAGGATGCGGTCGAGGGTGTCAATACGGCCGTGCAGATCACCGATCAAGCAGTATCTCTCAGTACTCACCTCTGGCCTCCAGGCAGCAGCCAGGTGCCCACCAGTCCGGGGCAGGGACTTTTGCCCACTTGGCAAATCTCCACTTCGTCCAGTTGTAGTAATTGCGGTAGGCTTGGATGGGATCCTCGTAGACTCTGCAGAAGGAGGGCATCGCTTGCACGGGGTCAGTAAGACCTCGGTGGGGATAGACGTTCTCGACCATCAGCTTTGACACAGTGCCATTTATCGTGTTACCTTCTGTGCCGTAGTAAAAAGACAGAAGACTTGTCAATCCGGCGTGCTCCTTGCCAAATCTTTTGCGAAACTCAGCGCATAGGTGGTATGTCATTTCAAACAACCACATAAAATTACCCGTGGACTCCTTGACCCACTTCGTGCACGGGTGGTTCTTATACGCCCTGGTGGAGTAGTAATTGCCGTCCTTCTTCTTCGCTGGGAGGTAACCGTAATGCACCGCGGCAACACTCATCATCTGAAGATACTCGATAATCATCTTGTTGACGTGCTTATCGCAGTGAGCCGCTGCGCACTCTCTCGTGTTGGCGGAAAGGAAAAAGATGTTCATACTAAAAAACCTCCCTGGATAGTCTGATTCTATCACAGAGAAGGGGAGGGAGTGGGGTGGTAGTGGACGGTTAGACGTCGTACTCCCGGCACTCAAGAGCGCTGGGGTTCTTCCTGCAGTACTCCTCTAGCGAGAGGATAGGAGCCCCGGTGCTCTGATCGATGGGTAGAGTGAAGTCCTCGGAGGACTCTACGTTGTCGGAGAAGGTTACGTGTTCCATTGCTGTGGTGTGATATGGGAAGTACTGGGATCGAACCAGTGACATCCTGCTTGTAAGGCAGGCGCTCTACCGCTGAGCTAACCTCCCTCTTCGGGCTCGTCCTCGTAGCTACTAGGTTCCTCGAAGAGCTCGCGCAACTTGAGTCTGTTAGCCAGTTCTAGTAACTGCGAGAAATCCTCTTCCTTGGTTAGTTGTTCAGCCATCGGAAAGCTTTAAACTGTTTTATGCGCGAGAGAGGACTTGAACCTCCACGGGGTTGCCCCCACGGGTGCCTAAAACCCGGGCGTCTACCAATTCCGCCACTTGCGCGAGGTGCTCGATGCGAGGATCGAACTCGCCTATATCCGATTATGAGTCGGGTGCTTTCACCAGATAGCTAATCGAGCGAGTAGGACCGCGGAGACTCGGACTCCGTTCACTCCGTTATAAGCAGAGGGCCTTAACCCATAGGCGACGGTCCCAAAACTCACCGACCGTGTCTCCGGTGTATGTACATTATACCATATGTTGGGACAACAATCAATAGGAGGCTTAGCGTACCGGCTATCTGAAGGTCATAGGTACGCAATGTCTCGCGAATCGACAGGAATAAATGATCCATCGGTGGTTCTGACAATAAATACGGCGTAGTACCCCGGAAAGTCCGCCGATACCCCTTGTATTATACCCGTTCTCCAAAGTTTGTGGTAGGTAAAGCCTACGCGTCTCCCTCTCATTTGCCGCCGGAGTGGACGGATGGTAGGTTGGGGAACACGGACTCTAGGACGTTAACCTGGCCCACCAGCACCCCCACAACAAGCAGGGCCCCACCTAACAACCACTTGAATCTCGATAAGTCGTCTATGCGAGAGCCCAGTACCTTCACCTCCTTATCCACCTTCGTATCGAGGTCACTTATCTCGTCGGTGGTGGACTTTATCTCCCGGGCGTGATTGGACTTTAGCTCATCGAGGAGCTTTATTATCGCTGTGTCTGACTGTATGCTCTGGTCCAGGCGTTCCTCGTGTCTTACGAGGATCTTCGCCACGTTCTGATTGGCTTCTGAGATCTTGTCTACGGCCGTCTCGAGTTTGGAAAGCATCTCTCTGGAGAGATCCTCGTAGACGTTTAGTTTTTCCTCTAGAACGGCGAGTCTTACGTTTGAGGAGCCAAATAAGTTAGCCATACGGGATCGGATATGCGTAACGAATCGTACTACCAGTTATTACTTTAAACAAAGCCCCCTGTCGGACTCGAACCGACGACCTACGGTTTACAAAACCGGTGCTCTATCCAGCTGAGCTAAGGAGGCGTATGGGTGGGGGGAGGAGCCTTACGCTCCTCCCGGACAGGATCAGGACTCGGACGCGCCTACAAAGGCCGTTGTGAAACCCTCAGCGGCCGCGTCGGCTACCAGGCGATCGTTCTCCACGCTGGAGCCGGAGACACCCACGGCGCCCAGAATGGAGCCGTCGGGAGCGGTCAGAGGAAGCCCACCAGGGAAGGTGATCAGGCCACCATTGGAGTGCTCGATATTGTACAGGGTACCGCCAGGCTGCGAGAGCTTGCCGATCTCCTCGGTCGGCATGTCGAAGTAGGTCGCGGTGCGGGCCTTCTTGATCGAGATGTCCACGCTTCCGACCCATGCCCCGTCCTCGCGCGCGAAAGCCACAAGGTTCCCGCCACGGTCCACCACCGCGATATTCATCTTGGTTTCCAGCTCGGTGCTTTTTCTGAGGCCGGCGTTTACGGCTTGGATTGCTGCGGCGAAATACATAGTTTGTTAGTCGGTTTGGAATGATTATACCACGTAGTGGGTGGTAAATCAACGGAAGATGTTGGATTTGAACCAACGGAGCCGGGTGTACCGACTCGGCGGTTTAGCAAACCGCTGCCTTAAGCCTCTCAGCCAATCTTCCATTTTGCCTTTCGGCAAGCGCTCTCTGAGAGATTTGAACTCCCGACACCCTGGTCCGTAGCCAGGTGCTCTAGTCCGCTGAGCTAAGAGAGCATGGCACCGAAACAAGGACTTGAACCTTGGATAACAGTTTTGGAGACTGTCGTGTTACCACTACACTATTTCGGTATGTTGCCCGAAGGCGATTGGAACGACGAGGTTTGAACTCGTGACCTCACGATTATCGGTCGTGTGCTCTACCAGCTGAGCTACGTTCCATTGTGTGAAAAGCAGATGCAAATGCAGATTTAAAATCTGCGGACTTCGTGCTTTTCACTTTTTCAAACAGGTTTTCTTATGCTTACCCTAAAAACCTATTATAAAATAGGTAAGCAAAGTGGGAACGGCGGGACTCGAACCCGCAACACCATGCTTTTCAAACATGTGCTCTACGCAATTGGAGCTACGTTCCCTGGCACCCCGAGTTGGACTCTAACCAACGACCGACCGCTTAGAAGGCGGTTGCTCTATACAACTGAGCTATCGGGGCATATACGCCGTGCGGGAATCGAACCCGCTATCCAACTCCCTTGTCGGGGTGTCATTACCATTTAGACTACCGGCGTGGGCGTGGGCGAGGGTATCCACCTACGGAAACGGGAACCGTTTCTCTACGATGTGGCTTAGGGGACCCTTCGTTTAAGCCTCCGTTCCTTGGAGGCCCCGAACCCCCGCGAGGGGGGCATGGAGAGTAGGAGGCTCGAACTCCTGACAGCCTGCTTGCAAAGCAGGTGCTCTACCAGCTGAGCTAACTCCCCTGGCGGCCCTTTTGTTAAAGCGGTAGAGCCGAACCGCATCAATGGAGAACGTTTGGACCGTTCTCGAGTCGGGGTGAGAGGGATCGAACCTCCGACATCCTGCTCCCAAAGCAGGCGCGCTACCGCTGCGCTACACCCCGTGATGGCCCCATTTAACACGTGAAACGTTTCAAGAACGCACAGAGGTGGGGGCTCGTGGCTTCCAGCAGGGCTCGCATATTGGCCGGTAAGAGTGTTTCATCCAGCAGCACCAATGGCAAGACAGCCCTCAAGGAAGCACCACACATTAACGACTGTATGAGTGGCCGTGTCGGGAACTTAACGACGTATTCCATACGACTCCGGTGTCTAGAACGGAGGGTGCTTCGTTCTCCCTTGAGCGATCCGAAGAACGCGGGACGGTGAGGCAAACCGCAGCCCGATGCTACGCCCGGACATTTCCGGACCACGCAGAGCGGGAACGAGGCAGGTGCGGTATCCCCGGCCACAGTTAGAGACTGCTAGCAAGTACCCGAGACGTCGATGACACGTGCCGGTGTACGCCGGTGCCCATGCTCCTTTTGCTTTCCTTACCTCGGCAGGGTGCCGCTACCTCCCTTGTTGCGGCGAGTGTGTACGTTTTGTTTACTGGGTACGTTACTAGACCCAGGATACTGCTTACTGTACCCGCATCAAGTCGTGAGTGTCGTTAACGCTTGAGCATGGAATGGGAGTTCACCCATTCGTAACTTATTTGGGAGCCTGAACTATGACTCTTACAGGCAGTTTGGCATTTTTCTCGCTCCCGGACTACGCAAACTGCCAAATGGCATCCGGGCACAAGCCTACTTCCCCCTCGTCTAGTAGGCGTCGCATGGACGAGGGAACTGGCCCGGCAGGGATCGAACCTGCGACAACTTGATTAACAGTCAAGCGTTCTACCTCTGAACTACAGGCCATTGTGGGCCCTGGTTATGTTTGCGTTGCTCGCGAGACGCTACAAACATCTTTGTTTTACAACGGTTCCGGTCCCAGGGCGATGCGACCGCCGTTGCTCTCGGTTTATGAGAGGTTGCCCCGAAGGGCGAGAAGCGTAGACGGGCATCGAACCCGCAAAATATCCATCTTGAAAGGATGGTGACTTTACCAATTTGTCTACTACGCCAGGCGGAGAAGAAGGGACTCGAACCCCCGAGGCTTTTACACCCAACAGTTTTCAAGGCTGCGCCCTCGACCAACCGGACCCTCTCCGTGAGGTTTGCCACCGGCATTCCGGATTATCAGCTCCGGCGCGAAGTGGCGACGACCCATACGGGATTTGAACCCGTGATCTCCACCGTGACAGGGTGGCGTGATAGACCGCTACACTAATGGGTCAAGGTGGGTAGGGGTGGATTTGAACCACCGATGGCAGAGCCGCCTGATTTACAGTCAGGTTCCTTAAACCACTCGGACACCTACCCAAAACAGTTTATGTTTACCGACCGAGCTGAAACGGTCAATGGGTCTGGTGGGGCTCGAACCCACAACTTCCAGGTTAAAAGCCCGTTACTCTGCCATTGAGTTACAGACCCATAAAAGGTTTAGATTGTCAAGGTTCGGGGGTCGGGAGAGGGGCCGGAGAAGTCCGTCTCCCTTGACCATGAGACTAATATATCAGAGACGGGAGGCTTTGGGAATGGCCTGGTAGACGGTTGGTAAGCTGTCCACTTCGGTCTCCGCGCAAAAGAAAAGAGGGGAGAAGTCTTTTTGACCTCTGCCCCTCCTGTGATTTGCTTATAGAGTTTCCCGTATTAGCAAACAAGAGGGGCCAGCACCGCATCTCTCGGTGAGGGGTTCTTAAATGCAATATACGAGAAGTTAGTCATACTAGTCTATAAACACTGTCAGTATGTTTCTGACAGTTGATTGATCGAGTGAAAGAGAAGCACCAGAAAAGCCACGGAGGTGAAGGTGAAGATAACCTCTCCCATCACCACACGCCAGGGATGACCTGGCCAGTCACGAAGTACGCACCTACAGCGGCCACGAAGCCGAGCATTGCCAGCCGGCCATTGAGCTTTTCGGCCTTCTCAGTAAAGATCTTGTCCATTGTTACCTAGTTGGTTTGTAGAGGTAGGAGGGGAAGGAAACGCTTCAGTCGTCGTCAGAAGACTCCGAAGAAGAGCTTACCAGTGAGAGCGTAAGAAACAGCACCAGCAATAATACCGACCATAGCCCAGCGTCCATTAGTGCGTTCCTTCACCTGGTTGGGGGTGAGCATGCCGTAGTTTTCGTAGTACATAACAGGCTCTTTGGCCCACATGTTCTGCTGGCCACGCTCGTTAGTTGTAACCGTCATAGAGAAGTCTCTCCACATTTCCTTAACCATCATATCATAAAAATGGGGGGCTTGTGGCCCCCGTAGCCAGTTTGTCAGGAGACCCTGACTTCGCCCGCTCAGAAGGTGAACTTCGTCTGGATCACACCACCGAAGTTAGAGGAGGCTCCGGTGAAAGCCTGGTTGTTGGTCACGTAGAAGACGGCGGGAGTGATGGAGATGTTGTCACTTACGCGGTACTTGTAGAACACTTCCCACATCAGAGCGTCCTTGGAGATGCTCGAAGCGTTTCCGGGTTGGCCGATAGCGAAACCAGCGCCGTTCCCCTTGGCGAACACGTCGCTCCACTGAAGACCGGCGTACCAGGTCTGGGAGTCAGTCGCGCCGGCGGGGGTCGGCTTGTTCTGGGCATTCAGACCCACCGTATTCCATCCGTAACCGCCACTGATCGAGGGCACGATCCCCGACTTGGAGGGTTGCCAGTAGGCGCTGATGGCGTAACCGTTAGAGGTCTGGCCCGGGGCGAGCGTGCCCGAACCGCCATTCAGAGCGTTGAAGGTTCTCACGCGGGTTCCCTCGGTGCCATAACGGTAGCCAAACGCGATTCCGTACTGGGGGGCGCGGTAACCGATCTGAGCCAGGGTGTTCAGAGCGCCGGACTCGTTGAACTCCCCTTTGGTTGAATCGCTGCCGTTCTGGGCAACGTAGTTCAGGCCGACAACCACTCCACCTTTCTTACCGGGTTGGACGTACTGGACACCGAAACCCGCACCAGTGGCCTTATTATAGACCCCAGGGGCACCCGCGAGCTGGAAGAAGTCGAGGATCTCGGACTTGTACGCCGAGGGGATCCAGGCCATCTCTGTATTGCGGACCAGAGCACCGGCCGTGGCCTTCATGCCCTTGGTCAGGACAGGGAACTGGTAGTAGAGACGGTCGAGAGTGACGTTGTTAGAGGTGCTCTCGGCTTTGTCCAGTTTGAACAGAGAAGAGCTGGAGCCAAATGGCTGGGAGGAGAAGTTACCCGAGCGCAGGCGGGTGCGCAGGAGATCCTTGCCCGTGAACGAAGTGTCGAAGTTTAGCCGGAGATCGTAGTTGAAAGCGGTCTCGCCAACATTGGTGGAGGGGGCGTTTCTGCCGACTCCGGGTGTGCGGGCTCCGTCAACTCCACCGAGGACAAAACTAGCCTCACCACGGAGCTTGGTGGTCGTGGAGAACTGAGTTGCCTCCAGAGCGCCGACCTTGGCCTCGAGCTTGCTCACCCGGCCACGAATCACGGCCAACTCAGCGGAGAACTCACGTGCAAGACGGTTGAGCTCGTCGGTGGCTTCAGTGACTCGGTCGAGGCAGGAGTTCAGCAGCGCGGCTGCCTCGAAGCGGGTCATGGACTGACCACCGGCAAAGGTGCCGTTGGGGTAACCGGCTACGCAACCGTACCGATCCACCAGATTGCTTAGAGCCTGGTAGGCCCAGTCGGTCGGCTTAACGTCGGAGAACTGGGTGATGCTGGTGACCTGGTCCGCCGAGGCGTACTTACTAACGCCGGCGAGGTTCAGGTCGGTTGCCATGGCGGCTCCAGGGCTGATCAGACCCAGAGTACCCACGACAGCGATGAAGCTTTTCATACTTTCTTAAGATTGTTTGAGACAGAAAGGGGTTACGCGTCTCTCTAGGCTATCTGCCTAGCAACTACGTTGTTATCCCCTAAGAGCGGAATAGGGGATTTGAACCCCTGACATCCTACTTGGAAGGAAGGCGCTCTACCGCTGAGCTAATTCCGCATTGTACTATCATATCAGAGGATGACACGCGTGTCAATCCATCTGTGACAGTTTGTTAAAGTACTCTAAACCGATTTGGGAGCGTTTGGCAACCGCGGCTTTGGACTGACCCTTAGCGGCTTTGTAAGCGTCGATGGAGTCGCGGACAAGGTTGACGTAGGGGTCCTTGTCGAGCTCGGGCCTGTAGATGTCGATGAGCTTACCCACCTTATTGAAATCCACTAGGGCTTTATTGGGCTGGTCCTGGATCTTACCGGAGAGGCCGTAGTCGATGAGGGTGGCGTCCTTGCCCCCCTCACCGTCGGTAAGGAACTGCTCGTTGTGCATGTCGCCATGATAGAAGCCCATCTTATGGAGGTCCTTGATGGCCGACAGGGCCTTGGAGGCCTGTTCGGTGGTCATCTTGACGTCCCGCTCCTTCTCGTCGTCGGTCCGGTTGAAACCGCCCGACCAGAGGGGCTTGCCCTTGGAAAAATCCATCTCGATATGGTCCTTGGAGGCGGAGTAGATCTTAGGGGAGTGGCCAAGCTCTCCCATCTTCCGCCCCAGCTCCACCTCGTGGGGTCCCCACTCCTTACCCTCCTTGAGGGTCTTGACAACGTGGCCGGTCTGTGGATCCTGGTAGACCACACCGTAGTTGCCCTCGGCGAGCTTTTTCATCTTGGAGATGTCTGGCATACCGGAGGAGCCGGGGGACTTCTGCTGCCCTCCTACTCTATCATCGCCACCCACCAGCTTCCACCGCCCATTAGCCTGTTTCTGAAGTGTATGGCCGGACTGGGGATTGCGATAAACCTGCCCAGGCGTAGCGGTCTTCTTGATGGACTCCGGGACCATCTCGTCGGAGTAGGAGGCCTGTCTCCAGCCCTCAGGCCACCATCCAAGTGTCATGGGTTAGTCAAACTGCACTGGTTAGCTTTCAACTACTCAACCCTGGCCCCTGTACCTCTTCCTAGCGCCATTGCGGCTAGTGGCCGCTAGTTTGGTGTTTCTGGATTTACCCTGGCGAGTGATTTTGGGATTAGACAGGATGAGTTTTGTGCCGTTCTTGGTTGTGATTTTTGCCATCGGTTTGCGTGCGGACGGTCCTATTATATCACCTATTGACCATTTTCAGGTTGTAGGAGTTGGGGGAGAAGTACCGGATAACGTACGAGATCAGGGCGTCGGATTTGATCTCACCGCACGAGAACATGTCTATCGCACAGCAGTTAGTCTCCGGCCAAGTATGTATGGAGAAGTGGGAGGTGGATAGGAGGGCGAGGTAGGTGTAACCTCCAGCGCCTGGGAATTTATGCGCGGACTCATCCAGAACCTCGGCCATGCAGTCCTTCAACTCCGGACCTATAAACGCCATGAACTCCTCCATCTCCTGCAGTAGGAGGGTGTCAACGCCAAATAGATCAAGTAGAAGGTGCTTTCCCATCAGAAGTTAAAAAAGTGCATTTCCGAGAACTCAAGAACTTTAAACCCCGGTACTACGAGGTGGTGGAAATTGGGGAAGGAGGCTCTGTAGTCCCTGAAGATCCTACCACGCCGCTCGAATAACGCCGATACGCATACCTTGTACCCGAGCGCTCCGAACTCGTTCATCACTCTCACGTGCCTTTCCAGAGCGCTCTCGTTCCAGACAAATCCGCTTCCGTAGGTCCCAAACTCCGTGGGTAGGTAGAGGTGGAGGAAGACGTTGTCATTTATGATGCTCTCGGACATACTGGACAGATCCTCCCTCCTGAAGAGGAGGTTTTTCTCCCGGCTTTGCCGGGACGCTTCCGCCAAACCACCGTAATCTGGAGCGGTTGGGGAGTACTGGGCGTCGTAACCCCTTCCCCTATACCTCTGCTTAAACCCCGCTCCCGCCCACAGCATGTAGAGCGTAGCCATCCTCCCATTCCACGGATCGTTGTTAAACCTCTCACGCGCAGCAAGATAACTCCTTCTACTCCACTTCCCGCCAAAATCCGCCTCGAGCGAAGAGTCTAAAGCCCCCAGAACGGTAGAAGTACCTATGAATCTGTGCATGTCCACCATATAGGGCTCCTTTGTGACTCCTATGCCGCCGGCGCAGGAGTAGAGGAGGGTGCCGGTTGTCAGGTTTACGTCGTAGACGTAGAGGTTGCGAAGGTCGGGTCTCTGCAGGAGCAGTTTGTCAGTTGTTAGGAGCTCCCTCCCGGCATAGGGGAAGGTGAATGGGTTAGGGATCGAGTTTTCTCCAGGTCTTTCCATTGTAGAAGGAGATAAGGTCCTGGGCGAATATCCTCACGGTGCCGGGTGGTGTGGAGTACGGGGTTTTACTACCTGTGGAGAAGAGCTCCTCGAGTTGGTAGGATGTAAACTCCTCGGTGTTTTTAACGATATTGCTCGCCTTCAGCAGCAGGTTTTGGGCGTCAAGGTTAGTAAATGATAGCTTGGAGAGAGCGTAGATCCCGTCTTCATAAGCGTTGTAACCGCCTGGAAGCGGGGATCTTGTCAGAGCGCAGGGAGAATACCCCGATCCCCGCTCCACCAGCATATTCAGCTCCAAAAGCCTGGCGGGTTTTAACTGAACGTACACGTCCGACCTAACTACTACTTTTTGAGTCTTCATCCTTCTGAGAGATCGAATAGGAACCTGTGAACGTAAAAATCCGCGAATCCGGCGCCGAAGTAGGACTTGAGGATGCCGTGGGCGGGGTCGTTAAGCGCCATGTGCCTGTCGTAGTCGACGTGGAGGGGCCTATTGCTCTCACCCACGTCCCCGTCCATCAACGCCATCCGGTACCTTCCCATATACCTGTCCGCCCAGTCCGCGTACTCCTCCGAGAAGTCCTCGGCGGATTTTTTCGTCCAGAACCTTGACGAGAAGTACTTGGATAGGTCGTAGAACTTGGAGGTCTCGGTCTGGCGCTCGGGGAAGTCGTAGAGGTACTCCTCCACCCATCTCTCCAAGTACTCCGGTGTCTGCAGGAGCGGGTGGAAGTCAATGGCCCCGAAGAACTTCTTGTTGGCGATGGTGATGTACTCCGTGCCAAGTATAGGGGTCTGCGTACACCAGTCGGGGTAGATTACGAGCGTTTCCGCCGTGAATTTGCCCGGGATGCTTAACTCGCAGACTCGAGCACGGCGAATAGTCTCGCCCTCCCAGACGTAGGAGCGGATCTCGGAGCCTTCGGACGTGGTGGTGAGGTGCTCCAGGCCCTCGGGGAGCCTGTTAGTCTCCTCCCACTCCGGAAACCTGGTTCTAACGCTCTCAGCTAGGGACATCTCGGTTCTTAAGGAAGTTGGTCATTCGGTCCACGGCCTCCCCGTCCAGGCAAAGCTCAGAGAACTCGATGTGGTCTGAGATACCGAAAATGTACTTGGTTCCTGAGATCAAGCGGTCTAGGAAGTGGGTTTGGGGCAGATGGACGGAGAGGTAAGTGTAGTCATCGTCGGGTTCGGTGGAACTACTCAGCACCACGAGATGCTCGTTAAGCCCGCACGAGCAGAAGAAGGCTTCCTTACGCATCGTCGTCTCCCACGCCCCAAACTCTGCTAACTACGATGGTGCCATCGGCCTCATTTACGTACACGTCCACAAGATCCCACTCCTCCAACCCGACCTGCTTGACGAGGTCGTCGGGGAAGGTGATGAGGCCGTCCTCCCCAACCTCTACGGTCCAGGTTTTCCTTGGTAAGTAGGTTTGCTGGTGAGCTGGTACCATAAACTCGCTCCAGGCTTTCTGGAAAAGGTGGTAAAGGGCGCCTTCCTTGCTCTCAAGGATGAGTTTGAGAGCAATGAGAAGGTTCGTGGCGTTATCGACCTCTAGAGCCTCGATGTGATTGCAGGCGAGGTCGATGATCTTATTCACCGAGCTGATATCCACGATCTCCTGCTCGAAATCGTTCATAAATGAGGCCGCGGAACGAAAATCAGTCATTCTGGGGGTCCTCGGACTGGACTCTGCGCTCGACTTTACGAAGGGATTTCAACTCCTTGTAAAGGAATTTGATCTCCTTGTAGGCTTCCTCGGGAGTGATCTTTCCCCCGACCTCGAGGCCGGCGATCAGCCCGACCTTGTCCCCGAAGCGGGCGAGGGCCCTCTCAAACTCGCTTAAATGCTCGTACATGCTACTTCCCTAGGTTGTAGGTGTTAAGACTATTATACTCGGAAGGCTCGAGCCTGTCAATCCTCTGTTCCAGTTCCCGAATCGTACCCTCCAGCATTGTGATTCTGTCCTCAAGGACGTCGATAAGCCACTTATGGGACTCTAGTAAGTCGCGAAGTTCCTCACTCATGTGTTACGCTCCTGTAGTAAGCATTGTATCGCATAAACCTAGACAGAGATGGCCTCGCCCCGAGACTCTGGCAGCACTCCTCGTACGACAACCACTCATACCATGGGGTTGTGGGATCAAGGGAGTGGAGTTCGCTCGAAGCACTGGCCTTCCCCCTTCCCCTCAAGGGATTGGGTGAGAAGCTCCGTGTAGCGCTCGAGATAAGCCGAGTCAAAAGCCGCCACGCCCGACTCTGAGATCTGGTGGTGCATCTTCTCGAGTTGGGTCCAGTCATTGGGGTCCATAGGCAGGGGGGATTTGTGTTCGTCTATTCTAAGCCCATCCTACTCCCTCTCGCGCTCCTTTAAGAGTTTCTTAACAATTTGGCGCGATCTCCACTTCAGCACGAACGTGTCAAACCGCAGTCGTGGGTAGAATTTTAGCCAGAAGATGCCTCTGGAGATGTTAACACGACCCATCTTCGCGAGAAGAACGATGAATTTGCTTACGTTAGGATCAACGGCCATCATGTAGAGAACCACCGCGAAGACGGAGAGCAGTGAGAGGTAATAGAATTGGAGGTCCATAGGTCAATCCCAGAAGGTATTTAGAGTGTCGATGCAGCGCGTAAGGGTGCTGAAGGGAACGAACCTTGTACCACCGCCCCTTCCCTCCTTTAGTTCGGATAGCATGGATAGGGCGGCTCTAGTGACAAAGTTGTCCTCGACATAGTCCCTGTAGACAAAGACGTTAAACTTCTCCAAGTACTCCAGGGTGTGGAACGGGTTGAGGGACAGACCGACGCGTTTCTTGTCTGATATATCGAACTCGGGGTCCGTGGAGTAGGATTCCAGTCGGCTAAGACTCGAACCCTCCACCGGCTTAAAGTTGAGACGAGTGTTAAGGAAGTGGCTGTGGATCTGCTCCTTATCCTCGACCTCGTAGATGACGTTCTTCGACCACTCCTCGCATCTACCCTTGCAGGCGATGACGTCGAACTCTTCGGTTACTTTGAACACCAGGTTTACGTAGAGCCACCGGTTCTCGTTTTCCGGCTTTGACTCCCTGTAAGAGAGGTGGAGGATCTGCGGGTAATGTTCCATGGTTCTATCCTACTCCATCAGGAGAACTTTATACTAAAAAACCCCGGTGTAGAGCCGGGGTTGAGTGGGTTATAGGGCTGATGATTAGCCGATAGCCGGAGCCTTAAGCGCCACCGGAGTGGTCTCGGCGGCGGCCAGATCGAGGGGGAAGTTGTGAGCGTTGCGCTCGTGCATCACCTCGAAGCCAAGGCCCGCGCGGTTGAGGATGTCGGCCCAGGTATTGATCACGTGGCCATCTGAGGAGAGCAACGACTGGTTGAAGTTGAATCCGTTCAGATTAAACGCCATAGTGCTAACACCCAGAGCAGCAAACCAAATGCCAACAACCGGCCAAGCAGCAAGAAAGAAGTGAAGAGAACGACTGTTGTTAAAACTAGCATACTGGAAGATCAGACGTCCGAAATAACCGTGAGCAGCTACAATGTTGTAGGTCTCTTCCTCCTGACCGAACTTGTATCCGTAGTTCTGCGACTCTGTCTCTGTCGTCTCGCGAACAAGACTAGAGGTGACGAGAGATCCGTGCATAGCAGAGAAAAGAGAACCACCGAAGACCCCAGCAACTCCCAACATGTGGAAAGGATGCATGAGAATGTTGTGTTCGGCTTGGAAAACAAGCATGTAGTTGAAAGTTCCCGAAATCCCCAGAGGCATCGCGTCAGAGAAGGATCCTTGACCGAAGGGATAGACCAGAAAAACTGCGCTAGCAGCAGCAACGGGTGCGCTGTAGGCAACCATAATCCAAGGACGCATGCCCAGACGATAAGACAGTTCCCATTCACGGCCCATGTAGGCATAGATTCCGATGAGGAAGTGGAAGACCACCAGTTGGAAAGGACCGCCATTGTACAGCCACTCGTCGAGGCTGGCAGCTTCCCAGATGGGGTAGAAGTGCAGGCCGATGGCATTGCTGGAGGGAACAACAGCACCTGAGATGATGTTGTTGCCATACATCAGCGACCCGGCGACTGGCTCACGGATGCCGTCGATGTCGACGGGGGGAGCTGCGATGAAAGCAACGATGAAGCAGATTGCTGCTGCCAGGAGCGTGGGGATCATCAGGGTACCAAACCAACCAACATAAAGTCGGTTGTCGGTGGATGTGACCCACTGGCAGAACTGCTCCCATGTGTTACTCCGCTCGCGTTGGGCGATTGAAGCTACCATAGTAGTAATTCGGATGTTTGTATGAATGAGCGGGGGACTTGCCTCGCCCCCTACCACTATAGGATAGTTAGCGGAGACTTTAAACCCGACTCCATGAACCTTAACCTAATGTTAGGAAGCTATGACAGAGCGCCGAGGAGCTTCGGAACCACCACGTCCGACGAGTAGTAAGCACGGACCAGCTCCACCGAATTTTTCCTCATGCGGTGGTATGAGGAGAAGTCGTTCCAGATCTCGTCGAGGTTCTTGGCCAGCTCGTCCGCACCTAGGACCTGAGGCCCTCCCTGGCTGAGGTGGCGGTTGTCGTCGTCGACGGACAGGAAGACTCCCGTCTGCGCGAGAGTCCCCCAACCGTCCGGGAGGACCACGGTGTCCAGGAAGTGGCGGTGGAAGATCGGGACGGAGAGCAGAGCGGCCTCCAGGCCCTGGTACTCGAAGTTGTTACCGTAATCGAGGTTGTTGTGCTCGAAGGAGCGTGGGTGGGTGGCGAAAGCGCTCTGGGAGATGCGCTGAAGTCCGCGCTTGTAGTCGTAGGAGCCGATCACGTACATCAGGTTGGGGTCTTGGCCCGCCCTATCGATGTGGTCGAAGAGCTCGTTGTTTATGCGGGCTGAGGAGAAAGCCGACGGGCCTTTGATAGGCTTGTAGAAGGTGCTATCGGTGAACCAGTTCAGCTTCCCCTCGTAGTTCTTGAGCTGGGAGTAGCCGGCGATGGAGCGCTCGAAGCCAATCATCTCCGTCACGAAGCCACGCCGGGCCAGAGCGCTGTGGAGGTTGAGGACGATGCTACCGCGCTTCCACGCCACGGCCCTGGCCGCGTTGATCAAGCGCTTCCGCCTCTCCTCGCCCCTATCCAGGTTGATGAGATGCTCCACGAAGGGGATGTGGAAGAACACGTCCATCTTCTTCACCACCTTAGAGATATTTCTCTTCTCCAACCACGAGATAAACCCGGACTTTGTCTTTGTCAGGGAGTGGCACAGTAGTCCGTCACAGGCCTCGATGGCGTTGGCGTAGTCCGCGTTGCGATTTATGCTCAGGAAGTGGTGGTCGTGGTTGATCATCCACTTCGGCACCCGGATCGGCTCGATTATGTCCGAGACGTAGCTATCAACAACCGCCGCGGGGGCGTTCTTGGCGGGAACGCTGAACACCAGTACCAGATCGTAGGAGTTATTGATCTTACTGACAAGTATAGGGGCCTCGGAGAGTGCGAATATCTTTACGTTTATGTCTGTTGAGGTATCTGGCCTTCCAACGTTGAGGTTTAGGGCAAAGATATCGCAGGTGGCCTGATTCTCGTCGAAAAAAGCTTTGAAGTGGCGGGCGTAGGTACTCACCCCA